GGATTTAGGCTTTAGTTGGAGCAAAGAAGTAGCCCACGCTAGCCCGGGGGAATTATCTGGTAAGACTGTGTTGACCAGTGGAATGCCCCTCCACCTTGGAGCAAAATGTAAGCATATTATAACCGTCCCCTTAGATATCCCCGCCGATCTTCGGGGCCAAGAATTGGATATTGAGCAAGTCCGAAAATACGCTAAAGAACCGAAATGGTTCAAAATCTTAGGTGGGAATTTTCCGCCCCAGCAAATCTAAGCCGGGGGTTTTGGTACTGCTCAATCTTTGCCCCGGCTCAACATAGGGGGGGGATTTTCCCCCCCTATGTTTTAATAGGAAAAAGTTAAAATGAAATTAGAGTTATTCCCCTTTCAAGCCGAAGGAGTAGATTTCCTTCGGTCCCGGCAGCAAGCGGTTTTAACCGATGAAATGGGGCTAGGAAAAACCGTTCAAGCTTTGTGCGCCCTGCCGCTAGGCGCCGCCGTGCTAATAGTTTGCCCGGCAAGCCTAAAGCATAATTGGCAAAATGAAATAGAAAAATGGACCGGCCTAGAAACTGAAATTTTAGCGGGCAAAGGATCGTTTCGTTGGCCCGTTGCGGGTGAAGCATTGATTACCAATTTTGAGATTTTGCCCAACAAATATGATGTCGCGAAATTGCATCATAGAATTCACGCCGTGGTGGATGAAGCCCACGCGCTAAAGAATTATAAGGCGCAACGAACGAAAAATTGGCGCAAAATGCTTTCCAGTATTCTCCACGCGCGGGGAAGTGTTTGGTTGCTAACCGGAACACCTATCGTGACATCCCCCGCCGATCTTTGGGGGATACTCGAAAGCGCCGAATTGCATAAAGCCGCTTATGGTAACTGGGAAATTTTCCAAGAAATATGGGGCGCAAGAATAGGCGCGTTCAATCAAATCGTTTGGAATCCCAATCTGATACAAAAGAGCCTTGCAAAGCAAGGGCTGGAAAGGGTTGCCCTTGGGCGATCTCGCAATGAAGTCCTACCCGAATTACCTGAAAAAAGGTGGAGTCAAATCGATGTCCCAATCCCGCGCAATGTTGGAAAATTAGATCCAGAAAAAATGGACGCGTTAAGGTCTTGGGCGAATGATGGAAAAGATCCCCGCGCCTTGGGGCAAATTGCGACGGCAAGAAAAGAGCTAGCAATTGCGAAAGTTCCCGGTGCAAGCAAGTTGATTGATACAATCTTAGACGGCGGAGGTGGTCCCCTAGTTGTTTTTTCCGCCCATGTTGAACCCGTGGTAAAGATAGGTGAACGCCCCGGTTGGGAAACCGTAACAGGATCAACCCCGGCTTGGAGACGATCTGAAATTGTAGAAGAATTCCAAAATGGGAATTCAATCAAGGGGATCGCTGGAACGATTGGCGCAATGGGAACCGGCTTAACTTTAACCGCCGCCCATCGAATGATTTTTATAGACCTCGATTTTAGCCCTGCGATCAATGCTCAAGCCGAAGATCGAATAAATCGAATAGGTCAAAAGAACGCTTGCGAATATATCGTATGCACAGCAACCGGTAATGATGTTGATACTTTAATAACCAATTCAATCGTTCGCAAAATGCAAATGATTGAAACAATTAAAAGGGAAAAATTATAATGGATTGGGATTCTATAAATGAAAAGGCTGAATTATTAAGCGAACTTAAAAGAGAAAAGGACGCAATAACCGCCGCAATTACGGTGGTTGAAACCGAGTTAATCCGGTTGGTGGGATCTAAAACTGAAGGACGGACAAAATTAAGCGGTGAATCTTTTTCTGTTATGACAACGGGGAAACTAACGCGAAAGCTTGATCTCCCGATTTGGGAATCTATTAAAGAAAAAATACCGGTAGAAATGCACCCGGTGAAAGTTAAGACTGAGTTAGACTTAACCAAATTGAAGAAAGTCAAAGAACTCAGCCCCGCTAATTACAAAGAAATAAGCAGAGCAATAACTGAAACCCCCGCCAAAACGGCGGTTAACGTGGAGGAAATCTTAAAATGCGAATAAGAAAAACAAATGATTATTCAACGGAAACGGTGAATTGCGGCGTGTACGGATATGCGGGCACGGGCAAAACAACGTTAATAAGAACCCTTCCATGCGAGCCGGGGGAGATCGTGATCGTATCGTGTGAATCCGGTTTGCTGCCCTTGCGCGATCTATCGATCACATCAATTGAGTGTGGATCAAAAGGGGACGTGAATGACGCCTATCAGTGGCTTTGCGAATCGGACGAATCAAGGGGGATAAAATGGGTTGCTTTCGATTCCATGTCCGAAATTGCCGAAGTTGTATTAGCTGAGGAAAAAGGAAAAACAAAAGACGGGCGGAAAGCTTACGGAGAAACGATCGAGATCATGACCAAAATGATACGGACATTTCGAGATCTTCCCGGTAGAAATTGCTTTTATACTTTCAAGGCTGAAAATGTAAATGATGATTCCAAGTTACTACGCGGGCCTTCAATGCCCGGCAATAAACTAGCGCAAAGCGTGCCATATTTTTTCGATTTCCTACTGGCCCTTCGTTCACATACGGATTTCGAAAATGAGAAAGAAGACAAATCCCAAGTCAAGCGGTGGCTTCAATGCCAACCCGACGGGGTTTGGGAAGCCAAGGATCGGAGCGGTTGCTTGGGGTTATACGAACCCCCTAGCATTGAGCAAATTTACAACAAAATAAAAGGAAAAAATTAAGATGTTTAATTTATCAGAAATTGGAAGCGGTACCTCAACGGATTTCGAACCTATGCCAGAAGGGGAATATGTTCTTAAGCTTTTATCTTTAGAGTTGAAAGAAACCCGGAATGGTACGGGTAAATATTTGGATTTTTGTTTTTCAGTAGATCAAGGATTTTATGAAAACCGTAGGATCTGGATCAAGTTCAACGTGGTTAATGAATCCCGAGGCGCCGTGAATTTCGCCTTGAAGAATTTGAAATCTCTTTTTGAGGCCGCTCAAATGGGGATCAACTCTTTTGATTTAGACGATCAAGGCTCCGCCCTGATTCGGCTTGTCATGTCAAAAGAGCGATTGGTGAAAGCTCAAGTTGTAATCCAACCGGAAAACAACGGCTATAAAGCCAAAAATGACGTTGCGCCTTATTCGTGGTCCCCCGTTGCCCCGGCAAAACCATCCACCCCACCATGGGCGCATGAAATGCGCCCCAAAGAACCAGCATTTTAATTCTTAATATGAAACAAAGCCGGGTGGGGCTTCTAGCCCCGCCCGGCTTCCTTGGGGGGTGCAAAATGAAAATCGAAAAAATAATAGATGAAAAAATAGAATCGAATAAATCTAAGGATTGGCGCCGCTCCCACCTAGGTGGATCGGGTATAGGCGAAGAATGTTTACGAAAAATCTGGTACAATTTTAGGTGGTTCACTGAACCCAAATTTATAGGTAGGATTTTAAGGCTTTTTAGGCGAGGGGAAAAAGAAGAATTTGTGTTTGTGGATGACCTAAGATCGATCGGGGTTGAAGTATCAACCGGCCCCGAAGAAGGCGCCCAATGGTCCTTTAAGCTTTTAGGCGGTCATTTCGCGGGATCAATCGACGGGGCCGCCCGTGGCTTGCCCGGTGAAGATTTTAACGGTGAATGGGCCTTATTAGAGTTCAAAACCCATAACGAAAAAAGCTTTAATGATCTTTTAAAGAAAGGGTTGAAGGCTTCCAAGCCAATACACTTTGACCAAATCCAAATTTACGGGCACGCCTTGGGGTTGCCCAAAGCGTTGTATCTTGCGGTATGTAAAAATGATGATCGCCTTTTTTCTGAAGTCGTAGAAATTGATGATGGTCTAGGCGAACACCTAGTAAAAAAAGCTGAATATATTATAAATGCAAAATCACCGCCCCCGAAGATATCAAAAAGCGCTGCTTTCTTTTCTTGCAAATGGTGTTCTCATTACGAGACTTGCCACTTTGACGGTAAGCCGGAAATGAATTGCAGGACTTGCGAATTCTCAAAACCTATTGGGGTTGATTCAGAAACTGATTCAGATCGCAATGAGGGGGGGGTATGGTTTTGCGAAAAGACAGGGAAAGGGTTAACGGTTGATGAACAAAGAGAAGGTTGTGGCCACTATTCGGCAATTTTGTAAGGGGTTTTTTATGGCTTTAAATGGATTAATTGGTGGGATCATTGCTTTTGGAAGCGTGATTTTAATGGGGATTGTAGCCGTGGGGTTATTTATAGAAATGGTTTTCGGGGAATTCATAAGGATAACAATTCACAATAAGAGATTGAAATCTCAAATAAGGAATAGCTACAAAAAATACCACCCCCCCAAGGGGTGGAAAAATAGCGCTAGAAGATTTGGATTATAAATCAATTTTAAAAAGGGAAAATTAAATGAGCATGGAATCAATGGTTGAAGGGGATTCTCAAAAAGAGAAAAGGTTATTTAGTGGAACATTTGTTGCCCTGGCGTGGGTCGCTGGCTCAATTGGGTTAAGCGTTTTCTTAGGGATGGCCCATTCTCAATACGAGAAAGAACAGCGTTCAATATCGGCTTTGTCTGAAATAGAATTTTTAAGGAAAACAAAGCGCGAAATGGAAAAGCCGGGCGATCCGATTCAAAGGTTTATCCGTGTTGAATCTCTTAATGAAGCACGGAAAAGATCAACGGGGGATGAAATCCCAACCAAGGATAAAGCAGAGTTGAACCGAATTTTATTAGCGCTTGAAGGGGGAGAATGATGTTGATGCCTATCTTGATAAAAAAGAACGACCCACCGCCGAAGGGGCCGCCCCGGTGGCGACACAAGCATGATCCGATCCGCGAAGGGCCAACGCTGTGGGATGAAAATCTCGAATGTTGGGTAGGGGAGGGGTGGGATTTCATGGATTGGCTTGAAGATGCAACATCGTTTAGTGGCCCCACCGCGTTAGATGATTATAATCACGCATGTGATCTGGAACACGCCGGGCTAACACCACGATTTTACACTAAAAAATAAGGCTTAAACACACAAGATTAGGGGATGACAAATGAAAAATCAAAATGAGATTGAAAAACCTTCTTCTCGAATTAAGATTGTATCACACAAAATTGATTTAGCCATGGCCTCAACACTAGATCAAATCGCTTGGTTTGCCGGGGTTGCGCAAATGTCTCTAAATGAGAAAAAGAACCACCAAGAAATAGTGGATAATCTTCAGGAAGTCTTTTCATCTTTGAAGAATGCCCGGGTGCAAATTCAAGATAAATCGGCGCCAATAGCTGAAAGCCTTGATCCAAAAAAACCTGATAGGGGGTTACAATCTATTGATAAGAAAACCAAAGTTTACACGCTTTTGGGGCTTGCGCTTGGTTCAATCGCATTGATTAGCGCTAAACAATACAATCTAATCTAAAAGGGGGATACGATGAAAAAGTTTAAAGGGGCAAGTTGTGATCTCGAATTCATAACCGGGGCTAAAATTATTGATTCAAATGGCAAGCGAACAAAGATTAAATATTTCTGCCCCCGTGAAGGCGATATTGTGCGATGGGTTGACGATAAAGAAATAAAACGCACCTACGTTTAATCAGATATTTCAGCCAAACGGGTTTCTAATCTAAAAATCCGTTCTTTCAATTTCTCATTTTCGGCCTTAAGGCGGCTCAACTCTTCAAGCAATTTTACCAAATTGATTTGCCCGCCGTTAGACTGAAAAGACACCTTAACTAAACCGGGGCCAAGCAAATTCGGTTGTATTGCGGTAAGGGTTTCGGCTTAAAATATGGCGAACATCTACATGGACCCACGTTGGGTAAAGAATCACCCCGCCTTTTCCTGATAAAACATCGGTGGAAACAATAAAAAGCCGGGCAATATTTAAAGGAAGCTTATTGATTGTCCTACCGAAAGTTATGTCCGCCGCGTGGCCGATCCCCTCGCGTGGAAGGTGGTAAGACCTTAAAGCGCCACCTATTGACCGGTTGTGGGCTTCGCACCGAACCCCTGAATTGACCCGAATTGAGACACCGATTTTTTTCCTAATCATATCAAGGACTTCTACAAGTTCTTTATGAACCGTATTGACACCGCAACACGGACAACGAAATTCTCTAGCTTGGAAGTATTGCCCAACAAAAATTGAATCATCCATAGTATCCCCTTTTACCATTTGATCCTAACCCCGGCGGTTGCGCCATAGCTAACATGATCATTGCCCCAATTTGACGCCGCAAAAGCATCGGCGAACAACTCGATCGCGTCGGTGGGTTTGGATCCTATCCCAATGGCCCCAGCCCATCCCTTATTGTTGACGTCCCCGCTCAATCTCAAAATGCTTTTGCCGGGGGATAGCTCCGCCATTATTTTTTTTTAGATTCCAGAATGAGACTAGGTGATTTCTTGATCGCTTCGGATATGATCGTGGCCTTGGATTCAGAAGATTTTACCAAGCTTCGCCCCATTGTATAACTTGAACCGCAAACCGCAGCCATGATAGCCCCAATGATTTGCGCCCACTGGTTCCCCTCCATGGTTGCCAATACCGCGCCCCCGATCATTCCGATTATGCTAATCCAAAATTCACCCGTTTTAAATGATTTTGTGGTCTTCATCTTGAAAGCTCCTAGATCTTGAATTGTATTTCACCCGCCATAAACGGGATTCTTCGCGGAAAATGTAGAACTCTTTTAAGAGTTCAACTAATTTCTGGTGTGTTTCTTCTATATTTTTTTCTAGTGATTCCACCCGCTGGTTCAATAAAGCAAGTTGTGTTTCACTTTGAGAACCGTTTTTCTTCTTAGTTACATTCTCGATCAAGCGGAACGCACCGAGCACAACCGCCACAATTAGCCCGGTGGTTCCTGTTTGGATTGGATCCACCATTAACCCCAAGGAATCCCAGATTCAGTCGGTGGGTCAATCTTATTCAGAATCTGCTGCTCAACGTGAGCTTCAGACTTCGCCTTTTGCTCCACCGTCATCACTGAGAAAAGCCAACCAAGAGCCTGCTCTTTCGTTACTTGGTCGTATGGTGTGAAGTCTTGGATGTCACTGATGTCCAGTCTGCACGTTCCGATGATGCTTCCACGGGCCACCAGGGGATCTCCCTCGGGCTCGGGGTTCGGGTACTCGCGAGAGTCTGTGCAATTCCAGTGTAGTTTGAAAATTAC